AGTGCTACGACTACTGTGCTGCTCGTGAGGGTAAGCCTGCTCCGTTCTTCTACGAGTCCCGGCAGTATCACGTCAAGTCCTTCATGCGGGTTCCCGGCTCGACCGATCTGTGGATCACTGCTGAGCGAGAGCATGGGCACTGGTACACCTTCCGCATGTCGGACGACCAGAAGTCCAAGTTCACTCGCCACACTATGACGAACGAGAAGGGGCACCAGAGTTACGACTGGGTTCTTGAGAACGTTGAGTGGGCTGCTGACACGATCCGTTATTTCTGAGGAGGACATGATGGAACTCACTGACGGCGGATGGTACAAGACCCCTCGTATTATCAAGGGGACGGACTTCCTTGCGCATATTCATGAAACATATGCATCTGGTAATGCTATGTATGTGGAGTTCAAAGCGTCCGAGGGAGAAGTACGTATCCTTGAGTACAAGCGACTCTATGAGGTAGATACCGAAAGCGCGGTCTTGTTTACTATCAATACGTATCCGCAAGAGAGTATCCTCCTCAAGAACATTGAGGAGTACGAATTCATCCAGTACCGACCCCAGCAAGCATGGAAGGCAATTCACATGGGAAGCACCAAGCGGTTCAGAGTTAGCGACTTTGACGAGCTGTACATCGATCAGACGTTCCGGAAGATGACCCCGGTCGCTTTCACTCACAATAACCAGTCCTGGACTGTTATGGGATTGGAGCTTGCTTCGGCGGAGACGGGATGGTTCATCTACCTCAAGCGTCGGGACAGTGACTTCATGACCCGGCTCAACTTCAACCGGGACCAGAAGTTCCTCTACAACCCAATCTCGGGTTCCTGGTCTCTTGACGACCCGACTCAGGAGATCAAGGACCTCGAGGAGATCAAACAGGCTCTCCGAGCCGATGCTATCCTGGATGTGACAGTCTCGGGTGTCCCGATGCGTCTTATCCGGGTTCAGGAGATCGCAAAGGGGGTTCTCTTCTTCGTCTTCCAGGACGAGGAGAAGAACAAGCGGTACTACTACAATCGCCCAGCCATCAAGCTCCGTATCGTCACGGACTCGGAGACGGGTGAGCAGAAGTACCTCCTGGATCACATCAAGGCCATGCACATTGACTGAGCGCTGGCGAAGGTTACCCCACCCCTTATCAAGGTATGAGGCATCTGATCTCGGTCGGGTGCGTAATATCTCGAGTGGGCGAGTTCTTCGGATCCAGAAGTGCTCAGACGGGGCTCCCGGGTTCTCCTTGTATCGCGATGACTCAGGTAAGCAGACCATGGTTCGCTGTGGGATTGTTATCTGGCGTGCGTTCAACGGAGAGCCCGGGAGGGGGCACTATGTCATTCACTTGAATGGTGATATGGCTAACGCCCGTCTTGAGAACCTGGATCTCGTTTCGTACTCGGCGTACCGGCAGGCTTGGTATGACGACTACAACGCTCGGATGGATGCTATATATGATGAGACCGTGTCCGAGTTAGACGACTATATCTTCGGCTCATGTACGGAGTCGGAGGAGGATAGAAAGGCTCGCTTTGGCGACTGAGCAGTGGGTGACTATCACGCATCCCTTTGAGAAGTACGAGGTATCGGACTTGGGGAGGGTTCGGAATAAGCGGACTGGTCGTTTTCTGACCCCCACCCTTGACAAGCAGACCTGGTTCTACCGGATGTACCCGGTTGGAGAAAAGAAGCAGCTCAAGAGGTCCGCTGGGGTGCTTGTGTGGACTGCCTTTGTCGGTTGGATTCCCGATGGATACTTTGTCCAGTACAAGGACGGAAACCGACGAAACTTCACGCCGGAGAACCTCTATCTCAAGTCCAACTCCGAGTTCCGCAAGGAGGAGTACGCTGAGGGTCGATCTGGATTCTTGCTCGAGGAGTACGAGTCCGCGTTCGACGAGTGGATCTTTGGATCATGTCTCGAAAGGAGAACACACTAACCATGACAGTTACGTATCGTCCTGAGCAGATCCAGGCGGTGCGTCAACTGCAGAACGGCAGCATCTTGGCAGGTGGCGTTGGTTCGGGGAAGACCCTGACTAGCCTGGCGTGGTACCTCACGTCGGTTTGTAACGCCGCCTCGTTCAAGAAAGGGGGGTCCTTGGCTAAGAAGAAGGTCAAGGGCTCCCCTACGCTGTATGTCATCACAACCGCTAAGAAGCGGGACTCCCTTGAGTGGGAGGAAGAAGCTGCGCGTCTCGGTCTGAGTACAGATCCTGATTGTAGTTTCACTGGTTCATCCATTGTGGTGGACTCGTGGAACAACATCGGGAAGTACTCGGATCGAGAACACGCCGTATTCTTTTTCGATGAACAGCGTGCTTCCGGCAGTGGGCGCTGGGTCAAGGAGTTCTTGAAGATCACTCGTAAGAACACCTGGCTTCTGCTCTCGGCCACCCCTGGAGATGTCTGGATGGACTACCTCCCGGTGTTCATGGCTCACGGATTCTTCAGGACTCGTACGGAGTTCATGGAGGATCACGTCATATTTGACCGCTTCGCAAAATACCCCAAGGTCAAACGATACATAGGGGAGGCGAAGCTGCAGCGCTTGCGTCGGAGTATCCTTGTGGAGATGCCGGTGGAGCGACACACGACTCGTGAGAGGGAGACTGTCTACTGCGACTACGACCGTGACTTGTATAAGTGGGTCGTGAAGAACCGGATGGACCCCTGGACAGAGGAACCCCTTAGAGATGCAGGTGGGGTCTGCAGAATCTTGAGAAAGGTGGTCAGTGATAATGACTGGCGTTCAGAGCAAGCCAAGCGCATACTCTCAAGCAATGAGAGGGTTATCGTATTCTACAATTACAACTATGAGCTCGATCGAATCCTTGCAGTTGCAGAGAGCCTTGGACTGCCTACGGCGCAATGGAATGGACATCGGCACGATGCTATACCAGCAGAACCTCGATGGGTCTATATCTGTCAGTACACCTCGGCAGCAGAGGGATGGAACTGTACTAGTACCGATACGGTTCTCTTCTGGTCCCTCAACTATTCCTGGCGAGTGACGGAGCAGTGTGAGGGTCGGATCGACCGATTGAACACGCCGTATTCTCGGTTGAAGTATTACTTTCTTGAGTCAGATTCGTCGATCGATAAGGCTGTTCGGCGGTCATTGAGCTCGAAGAAGGTGTTCAACGAGAGGGCATTCGTCGGTTAGAATACGTGTGACGGTGGGTCGGGAGAGTGGTCGCTTTTTATTTGGTGGCCATTTTTCCGTCCCACTGGCCATTTTTTCATGTTACAGAAGTGACAGATGATACTCATCACACGTATTGTGGCCAAAAAAGTGGACACTTAGGTGTCACACGTATTGTGGACTTTTCCTTGGAATTGCAACGAAAGGTCACAAAGTGGCCATTTTTTGTAAAATATATATATTGATTGATTGATTGATTTTTTAATATATATATGAGTATAGGGTTTTTTGGGTATTTTTTGTCCACCCCTTCCTTGAGGCTGTTTGATGATGTTTGATGATGTTTATCGATCGAATTTTCACATTAGTCACATCCGTAACAAAACCCCGCCCAATCCAAGAATACCCCCTCTACAATACGTGTGACACCCCTTGTCGCAATCTACGCATATAATGATAAGAAGGATAGAAACAAGCCTATCCCTTCTTATAGGCTTACCCAGAGGAGCACACTATGCGTGAGTCACAATTCCAAGCACAGCTCATCAAGAAGCTGAATAAGATGCTGCCGGGGATCATCATTCTGAAAAATGACCCCAACTACATTCAAGGTATACCCGATCTGATTCTTCTCTATAAGAATCGTTGGGCAGCCCTTGAAGTGAAGCGCGGCGCTATTGCGTCAGTCCGTCCGAATCAAGCGCACTACGTTCGGACCATGCATGCGATGTCGTATGCCTCATTCATCTACCCTGAGAACGAGAGCGAGATCCTCAGTGAAGTTCAACAATCACTCACAGCTTAGTGGGGCCCACGCGTTCCTTTCCGCCAGTAAGTATCACTGGCTCAACTACTCTCCCGACAAACTGATCGAGACCTTCCGAACTGCCCAGGCTGCCGCAAAGGGTACCCGTCTTCACGAGCTCGCCGCTGAGCACATTCGTCTGAAGATGCGTATGCCTAGAAACAAGGTGACATTCAACAACTATGTTAACGATGCTATTGGGTTTCGGATGGAGCCGGAGCAAGTCCTGTTTTACTCGGTCAACTGCTTTGGCACTGCTGACGCTATCTCCTTTGACAAGGGCCTGCTTCGCATCCACGATCTGAAGACTGGCGTTCACCCAGCCAAGATTGATCAGCTCATGATCTACGCGGCACTCTTCTGCCTTGAGTATGATGAGCGTCCTGGGGCTATCAACTATGAGCTCCGCATCTACCAGAATGATGACATTCAGGTAGCAAACCCGGAGGGCGACGAAATCGCCCCAATCATGGACACCATCATCCAATTCGACAAGCTTATCGAGAAGATCAAGGAAGAGGAGGCCTAATGGATCTCGCTCACTATGGTGTTAAGCGTAAGTCTGGACGTTACCCCTGGGGTTCCGGAAAGGACCCGCATCAGCACTCGGGCGACCTCCTCTCCACCATCAAGGACCTGAAGGCGAAGGGTCTCTCTGAGACTGAGATCGCCAAGGGCCTTGGAATGACCACCACCCAGCTTCGAGCCCAGAAGTCCATTGCTAAGAACGAGAAGCGTAAGGCTGACGTTGCAATGGTTGCTCGGCTCAAGGAGAAGGGGATGTCTAACACGGCCATTGGTCGCCGTATGGGTATCAACGAGTCCTCCGTTCGAGCGCTTTTAGACCCCACCCTCAAAGAAAGGGCAGGGAGTACTGAGGCGCTTGCCAAGGAGCTCAAGAAGCAGGTCGGTAAAGATGGTCTTCTTGACGTCGGACTCGGCGTTGAGGTCAACATGGGTGTTACGAGCACCAAGATGAAGACCGCAACCGCCATGCTCGAGGCTGAGGGCTATCATGTCCACAAGGTGAAGGTCCAGCAGCAGACGACTGGTAAATTCACCGAAATGAAGGTCCTTGTGCCTCCGGGCATGGACTACAAGACGGTTCTGGCCAAGCGGGGCGAAATTAAGGCCCCCGGTGTCAACATTGAGGACCGGGGTCATACGGTATACGGTATCGAGAAGCCCACTGCAGTTTCCAGCAAGCGACTCAAGGTTCGCTATGGAAACGAGGGTGGTACCGATATGGACGGTGTCATTGAGGTTCGACGAGGAGTCAAAGACCTCTCCCTCGGTTCTTCCAACTACGCTCAGGTTCGAATTAGTGTTGACGGCACGCACTACCTCAAGGGTATGGCGATGTACTCGGATGACATTCCGAAGGGATATGATCTCCGGTTCAACACCAACAAGAACCCCACCGGGAATAAACTGGATGCCCTCAAGAAGCAGACTGGTGACCCGGCAAACCCGTTCGGTTCAGTAATCCGCAAACAGCTTCACTACACCGACTCAAATGGCCGGAAGAAGCTCTCTGCGATGAACATCGTTAACGATGAAGGTACTTGGGGTGACTGGTCGAAGACCTTGAGCTCCCAGTTCCTATCGAAGCAGCCCGTCTCTCTTGCTAAGCAGCAGCTTCAGAAGGTACGAGATAAGCGCCGTGCTGAGTTCGAAGAGATCATGGCTCTCACGAATCCCTCAGTCAAGAAGAAGCTACTCCAGTCTTTCGCAGACTCAGTGGATTCTGACGCTGTGGATCTGAAGGCCGCTGCTCTTCCTCGACAGGCCAGCCAGGTTATCCTTCCCGTCCCCAAGATGAAGACCACGGAGGTTTACGCCCCCAACTTCAAACATGGGGAGAAGGTTGTTCTTGTTCGTCACCCCCACGGTGGACGATTCGAGATTCCTGAGCTGACAGTCAACAACAAAAACCCCCATGCCAGAAAAGCAATAGGGACCAAGGTTAAGGATGCAATCGGAATCCACCCCAAGGTGGCCGAACGTCTGTCTGGTGCAGACTTCGACGGAGACTCTGTTCTCTGTATTCCGAACAACAGCGGAAAGGTGAAGACCTCTCCTGCTCTGAAGGGCCTGAAGGATTTTGATCCCAAGGTTATGTATCCTGCCTACCCCGGAATGACACCCATGACTTCTAAGCAGAAGCAGATGAAGATGGGTGAGGTCTCAAACCTGATCACTGATATGACAATTGGTGGTGCAAACCAGGCTGAGATTGCCCGGGCCGTTAGGCACTCCATGGTTGTGATTGATGCCGAGAAGCACAAGCTCAACTACAAGCAGTCCGAGATTGACAACGGTATTGCCGCCCTCAAGAAGAAATACCAGGGTAAGGCAAATGCTGGGGCTTCCACTCTCATCAGCCGTGCCTCATCTGAGAAACGGATCCCTGAGAGAAAAGCCCGGTCCGCTTCAAAGGGTGGGCCCATTGACAAGAAGACTGGACGCAAGGTCTATGAAGAGACTGGGGCTACTTATGTAGACAAGCATGGTAAGACTGTGCTTCGTACTGAGAAGTCTACTAAGTTGGCTGAGACCCATGATGCATACTCCCTCGTTTCTAAGAATGGGAGTGCTATCGAAACGGTCTATGCCAATCACTCTAATGAACTGAAGGCCATGGCTAATGAAGCCCGTAAGGCTACGCTTGCTATCCCCTCTGTTCGAAAGAACCCCCAGGCTGCAAAGACCTATGCCCCTGAAGTTAAGTCCCTCAAGGCCAAAGTAAACGAGGCCCTCCGGAATAAACCCCGAGAACGCCAGGCACAGGTCCTGGCTGACGCGGTAATCAGGGCGAAGAAGCAAGCTGATCCAACTCTTGCCAATGATAAAGAGCGTCTCCAGAAAGCCCGGCGCCAGGCTTTAGCCGAGGCCCGTCAAAGAACGGGGGCTGGTAAGAAGCCTTTCGCTATCACTCCTCGAGAGTGGCAGGCTATCCAGGAAGGTGCTGTCTCACAGGCTGCTCTCAACAAGGTTCTTGAACTTGCTGATGAATCAGTAGTTAGGGAACTGGCTACACCTAGGTCCCAGCCTAAGGTGTCATCCAGCATGGTGGCCAGAGCCAAGGCTATGAGTAGTAGAGGTAAGACTGCTGCTGAGATTGCTGAAGCTTTGGGAATTTCTACCACATCTGTACACCGTGCTCTAGAGGAGGGCTGACCATACCATGGTACATACCCTCTCACAGGGCCTCTCTGAGGAGGTCTACTATGGCTAGGATGCTGTCCACAGTGGACAATCCTTACGATCCAAGAACTTCATGGGACGAATGGTTTGCTTTTGACACTGCCCATGGCTACGGTACCTGTGGCCTCCTGGCCAGGCTGTGCACATCAAGCGATTCGTTAAGTGAAGAACTTGAAATCGAAGAAATTGAAAATGCAATTGATCGAATTCTCAATCTTGATGGAACAAATTTCTATCAAACATTTGAGATTGATGATTGAAAAATAAAAATTTCTTCGTCGACCCGGGGGAGGGGGGTCTCGCATTTAGGCCCCCCACCCTCATCGCCGCCCCTCCATATTTTCCCCGGAGGGATATTTGGAAAGCCAATTGGGGACTAGGTTCTAGGGCCCACAGGAAGTTTCTCGTGTGCTCCTTTCTTCCTGCTGGTCTCGCTCACAACGGGCCCTAGAATCTAGCCCTCAATTGGCCCCAAACGCCCTCTATCTAAGGAGCAACTATGGGTAAAAGGGCCGCAACACCCTCTAAACCCGCTCGAACTGTGGAACAACGAGAGGCGCAGATGATCAATCTAGCGCTTGAGCTCGCTGAGAAGCAGCTTCGGGAGGGTACAGCACCGGCAACCACGGTGAACCACTACCTAAAGCTCGCCTCCACAAGAGAACAGCTGGAGGTAGAGAAGCTGAGGAACGAAACAGCACTCCTCGAGGCTAAGAAGACGGCGCTCGTAAGCGCTGAGCAAGCCGAGAAGATTGCCAAAGAAGCCATCGAAGCCTTCCGTACATACTCTGGAGCGGGAGATGTTACGAACGTATACTGAACTGGCGTGTCTCGAGACCTTTGAGGAGCGGTTTGACTACCTGGCTCTCACCGGGCAAGTCGGTACGGCCACGTTCGGCTTCGATCGTTACCTGAACCAACGATTCTACACCTCTACGGAGTGGAAGAAGGTCAGGAACTTTGTTCTGGCTCGAGATGAAGCCTGTGACCTTGGGATCGAGGGTCTTGACATCAGATACATGCCGCTAATCCACCACATGAATCCGATTCAGCCCAGAGATCTCGAGGAATTCAATCCAGACATCCTCGAGCCAGAGTTTCTCATTACCACAACCAAGAATACCCACAACGCGATACACTTCGGAGACCGATCGAGGTTGACACCACGAGTTGTTGAGCGTCGACCGAATGATCAAGCTCCCTGGAGGATCTAATGGGAACCATTCTTGAAGATACAAAGAAGGCAATCGGCATCATGCCGGGATATGATGCCTTCGACGACCAGATCCTCATGCACATCAACACTGCACGGATGGATCTCGCACAATTGGGGCCAAAATGCGATACCCCGATTGAAAAGGATACCGCTTGGACCGTCTTTGACTCTATCGATGACGAAGCGGCTATCAAGTCTTACATCGCCATGAAGGTTAAGCTGTTCTTCGACCCACCGGGGAACTCCTTCTTGGTATCGGCCTATCAGAAGCTGATCGAGGAGGCAGCATGGCGACTGATCTACCAGACCGAGGGGAAGCAGAGGTAGAAGACCTTATTCACCACGGCGTAAAAGGCCAGAAATGGGGCGTCATCCGCAAGAAGGCTAGTGCTGGTCGAAAGGCCACCATCAAGGCCATCCAGAAGAGTGGGCGATTCACCACCAACGCCACCAAGACTACTATCAAGACCGCCCGAACTGGAGCGGCTAAGGTTCAGAAGGCTAAGCAGGCTCACGATGCCCGAGTTGCCGGAAAGAAGCAGGCAAAGGCCGACGCAAAAGCCCGAAAGAAGTTCGCAAACCGCGGGTATAAGAAGATCAGCGACACCGAGCTCCAGTCCCGAATTAAGCGGCTGGAGCAAGAGAAACGCTATCGGGAGCTCAAGGCCGATCGCCACCTGGTTCGAGGTCGTGAAGTCACTCGATCGATCCTCGAGAACTCTCTGACCAAGGCTGGGACGTACGCAGGTACGAAGCTCATGAAGTCTGCATTTGATAATGCATTCGAGGGTGCTACTGGCGGTAAGGCGGGCAAGAAGGCTGCGGCAGAGAACATTAAGAAGGCTGCTGAGAAGGCACAAGAAGCGGCTCAAGCGGCAGCAGTTGTCGCCGAAGAGGCGAAGGTGACATATAAGTCTACCGGCGGCCCTGATCGAAAGAAGCTCCCGAAGGCATCCGCTCCCAAGCAGATCGAGAAGCCGAAGTCGTACAAGCAGACTAAGCCCTCCCCCAAGAAGAAGCGCTACCCGCGCAACCCTGGGAGCACAGCTAAGTAATGCTCTCGAACACCGCAGTACCAAAATACTACGGGCAGTTTCGAGACGCAGTCGTCCGAGGCGAGATTCCAGTATGCGAAGAGATCTCTTGTGAGATGAATCGCATCGATGCTCTCATCGCAAACCCGGAATACTACTACGACGACAAAGCTGTAGAGGGCTTTATTGCTTACTGCGAGAACGAGCTCACGCTGTCCGACGGAGCCGACCTCCATTTGCTCGACAGCTTCAAGCTCTGGGCCGAACAGCTCCTTGGCTGGTACTACTTCGAGGATCGTCAGGTCTTCGTTCCGTATGAGGACGGAGTCGGCGGTCGCTATGAGACCAAAACAGTAAAGAAGCGCCTAACAATCAAGCAGTATCTGATCGTTGCTCGTGGAGCGGCGAAGTCGATGTATATGTCGCTGATCCAGAATTATTTCATGGTCATCGACACTACTACGACCCATCAGATCGCTACGGCTCCGACCATGAAGCAGGCTGAAGAGGTGATGGGTCCATTCCGGACCGCAATCACCAGAGCCAGAGGTCCGCTGTACAAGTTCCTAACCGAGGGATCTATTCAAAATACAACTGGTGCGAGGGCTAACCGCCAGAAGCTGGTTGCTACGAAGAAAGGTGTGGAGAACTTCCTCACCGGATCCCTTCTTGAGGTACGCCCCATGTCCATCGACAAGCTTCAGGGTCTTCGACCCAAGGTTTGCACGGTGGATGAGTGGTTATCCGGCGACATCCGTGAGGACGTGGTCGGTGCGCTCGAACAGGGCGCCTCGAAAATCGATGACCCGGTTATTCTGGCCGTTTCATCCGAGGGAACCATCCGCAATGCGGTGGGTGACACCATGAAGATGGAGTTGCTCAAAATTCTGAAGGGCGAATACATCGCCCCTCACATCTCAATTTTCTACTACCGCCTTGACGATATCAAGGAGGTAGCAGATCCTGCTATGTGGGTGAAAGCCCAGCCGAACATCGGCATCACTGTCTCTTATGATCGGTATCAGCAGGACGTCGAGCGAATGGAACAAGCCCCTGCCGCTCGCAACGACATCCTCGCCAAGAGGTTCGGGATCCCCATGGAGGGATACACCTACTTCTTCACCTACGAGGAGACAATCCCGCACAGGAAGAACACCTTCTGGAACATGCAGTGCGCTATGGGCGCCGACTTGTCCCAGGGTGATGACTTCTGTGCGTTCACCTTCCTGTTCCCACTCAGGAATCAAGCTTTCGGCGTAAAGACGCTGGCATACATCTCTGAGCTGACGCTCATGAAGTTGCCTGGTGCCCTACGCCAGAAGTATGACGAGTTCATCCAAGAAGGAAGCCTCCGAGTCATGGAGGGGACCGTCCTGGATATGATGGAGGTCTATGAAGATCTAGACCAATACATCGACGAACAGAAGTACGACGTCTCGGCGTTTGGGTTTGACCCATACAATGCTAAGGAGTTCGTAACCCGGTGGGAGCAGGAGAACGGACCGTACGGTATCGAGAAGGTAATCCAGGGTGCTAGAACAGAATCAGTCCCCCTCGGGGAACTGAAGAAGCTGGCCTCCGAGCGCCTTCTCATCTTCGACCAGGAACTCATGTCTTTTACCATGGGGAACTGTGTCACACTTGAGGATACCAACGGAAACCGAAAGCTGCTGAAGAAACGCTCGGAAGAGAAGATCGACTCGGTGGCTGCTCTGATGGATGCCTTCGTGGCATACAAGATCAACAAGGAGGCATTCGAATGAGCGAGGAGGTGAAATGGGTCTTAGTGATCGACTAGCTCACGCATGGAATGCGTTTTCAAAATCCCCGGACAAGAAGAACTTCACGCCGGAGTATGGTTCATGGACATTCGGTAATCCGAACCTGAATTACCGTCCTGTCGTTGGCGACCAGACAATCGTCACGAGCATCTACAACCAGATCGCTATTGACGTATCGAATGTACCTATTCGACATGTCAAGACTGATGATAATGGCAACCTCAAGAGCTACTACCGTAGCTACCTTGACGACTGCCTGTCTCTGAGCGCCAACATCGACCAGACCGGTCAGGGATTCTTCCAGGATTTGGTACTCACACTCTTCGAAGAGGGCGCTGTAGCGATCGTTCCAGTAGATACAGATGTCAGCCCAGATTTGACTCAGGGCTATGACATCAAATCTATGCGAGTTGGCACAATCCTGAACTGGTATCCTCGCCACGTTCGAGTCGAGGTCTACAACGACCAAACTGGACAGCGAGAACAGCTGACTCTCGAGAAGGAGTTCGTCGCTGTTGTACAGAATCCTCTGTACAGTGTGATGAATGCTCCGAACTCGACGCTGCAGCGACTGACGCAGAAGCTCCACCTGTTGGATGCTATCGATAAGCAGTCTGGATCCGGTAAGCTGGACATCATCATTCAGCTTCCATACGTCGTCAAGACTGAGCTGAAGAAGCAGCAGGCTGAGGCACGGCGAAAGGCTATTGAGGAACAGCTCGCTGGGTCACAGTACGGTATCGCTTACACCGATGGTGCAGAGCGAATCACACAGCTGAACCGACCATCCGAGAACAACCTCATGAGTCAGATCCAGTGGCTCACTACGCAGCTGTACAACCAGCTCGGAATGACTGAGGATGTCTTCACCGGTAAGGCTGATGCTCGACAGATGCTGAACTACCAGAACCGAACGGTTCGTCCAGTTCTGAAGGCGATCACGGATGCCATCACCAGGACTTTCCTCACCAAGACTGCCCGAACGCAGCGTCAGCGGATTATGGCGATCGAGGATCCGTTCCTTAACGTCCCGCTGGAGGAGATGTCCAAGCTGGTCGACTCCGTCAAGCGTAATGAGATTGGCACGGCCAATGAGCTTCGACCGAAGTTCGGCTGGGCCCAGTCCGAAGACGAGACGGCAAACCAGTTGGTGAACTCCAACATCAATCCGATGGGCGAGGAACAGCCGCCTGGCGAAGAGCCGGTCGACGAAGTCCCTGCATCGGAGGTACCAATTTCCGAACTGATGGAGAGTAGTCAAAATGGCAGTTAAGTGCGATTTCTCTGGCTACGCCACGAAGAACGATGTTCGGTGCTCGGATAACAAGGTCATCCGACACGGGGCATTCGCGGCGTACGATGGGAAGACCGTACCTCTGGTCTGGCAGCACAAGCACGGCGACGTTGAGAACGTCCTCGGGCATGCCGACCTTGAGGTTCGTGAGGATGGCGTCTACGCCTACGCCCACCTCAACAACACCGATCGTGGCCGGACCGCTCGAGAGATGGTCAAGAACGGCGACATCAAGGCGATGAGCATCTACGCCACCCACGTTCGTGCTCGGGGCAACGACGTTGTCCACGGCGAGCTCGTCGAGGTGAGTCTGGTGCTCCGAGGCGCTAACCCTGGTGCCCTCATTGACCAGGTCTCCATCGAGCATGGTGACGACGGCGATGAGATCGAGGCTGTCATCTATACTGATGCACAGCTAGACTTCGTCTCGCACGGCGATGAGGACGAAGATGAGGACTTCGAGGCGGAGGAGACGGACGACGTCGAGCACGCCGAGGAGGAGTCTGAGGCCGATGAGGCTGAGGGCGACGAGGATGACCCCACTCTCGGGGAGATCTTCGAAGGAATGACAGAGGAGCAGAAGACGGCGGTGTATGCCATCGTCGGACAGCTCGTCGATTCCGTAGATGAAGAGGCGGAGGAGTCTGAGACCGAAGAGGCCGAGGACACCGCCCATTCCGACACAACTGAGGATACTATGGCTCACAAGAACGTGTTTGAGGGCTCCGCTACCACCGAGGAGCTCCCCGTCCTGACTCACGCCCAGGTCGAGACCATCTTCGAGGACGCTCGCTCCAGCGGCTCCTTGAAGCAGGCCATCCTGGCTCACGCCGACGCTTATGGCATCAGGCAGATCGAGACCCTCTTCCCTGAGGCCAAGGATCTGTGGAACCAGCCGGAGTTCATCAAGCGCAAGACCGATTGGGTTAACTCCGTCGTCGGCGCTGCTAAGCACTCGCCCTTCTCCCGTATTCGTACCCGCTTCGCCGACATCACTGCCGATGAGGCCCGTGCCCGGGGTTACATTAAGGGCAATAAGAAGGAAGACGAGGTCTTCACGTTGCTGCAGCGTGTCACCTCTCCGACCACCATCTATAAAAAGCAGAGGTTGGATAGGGATGACATCCTTGACATTACTGACTTCGATGTCGTCTCTTACATCCGCGGCGAGATGAAGATCATGCTTGAGGAGGAGCTCGGTCGGGCCGTCCTCATTGGCGATGGTCGTCAGGCTTCTTCCAAGGACAAGATCAAGGAGGATTGCATCCGCCCGATCTACAAGGAGGACAGCCTCTACGCTCCTCGCGTCGTCCTGGCCAAGGAGACCACCACCGAGGACGTCCTGGACTCCATCGTCCGCGCTATGGACGACTACGACGGCGCGGGTAACCCCACCTGGTTCGCCGAGCCCAACATGGTCACTGAGATCCTGCTGCTCAAGGACAAGATGGGTCACCGTCTGTTCCGCAGCGTCTCCGAGCTTGCCGACTACGTCGGTGTCTCGAAGATCGTCAAGGTCCCGCTGATGAAGGGCCTGCAGCGCAACTCCGCCAAGAACAGCGTTGTCGACGCCCTCGGTATCATCGTCAACATGTCCGATTACACCATTGGTGCGGACAAGGGTGGTCAGCTCTTCGCGGCTGAGGACTTCGACATCAGCTTCAACCAGTACCACTACCTGCTGGAGACCCGTCTCTCCGGTGCGCTGACTCACCCGAAGTCGGCGATCATCGTTGAGCGGAAGACCGAGGCTGGTAACGTCGTCGCGGAGCCGTGATAGATGGCCAAATTCTTCGGTGAGATAGGATTTGCTACACAGGTCCAGACCGAGCCGGGAATTTGGGAAGACAAAATTGTCGAGAAGCAGTACTATGGCGATGTGTTTCGTGAAGCACGCCGCTTTGGTAGCAGCGATGAGATTCTGGGGAGTATCAACCTCAGTAACCAGATCAGCATTATCGCTGACGGGTTCTTAACGGATAATATCCAGAATCTCAGATACGTTCGCTGGATGGGGGGACTTTGGAAAATCTCCTATGTGGAGCTTAAGTTCCCCCGTCTGGTTCTCGAGTTGACGGGGGTGTATAATGGACCGACGCCTAGCTCTCCATGAGAAGCTGGTAGAGATCCTCGGGTCGGACAAGGTCTATTACCAGCCACTCCCGTCGCTTAAGCTCTCGTATCCGTGCATCGTATACGAGCGGCATCCGGGTGATCCGATGTACGCGGACAACCTCAAGTATATCAAAGCAAACCGGTTCCAGGTTACTCTGATTGCCCGGCATCCCGAGGACCCGACACGAACGAAGATCGAGGACCTTTTGTTCAGCCGCCATGAGTCTCGACTCGTAGCGGACAACCTCTATCACGACATCTTCGACATCTACTATTAGGAGAAAACATGGCTGCACTTGTCTGGGACAAGACTGGTGAGCGCCGTATTGAGACTGGTGTCGACCACTGTGCACTTTATGTGTACGACCCGACACAGAAGACGTACGGCAAGGGCGTTGCTTGGAACGGTATCACCGCCATCTCCGAGAAGCCCGAGGGCGCTGAGGCTACTGACCTTTACGCCGACAATATTCTGTACCTCTCGATGCTCTCGGCCGAGAAGCTGAAGGCCACAATTGAGGCCTACACCTACCCCGATGAGTTCGAGCAGTGCGACGGTTCCGCCACGCTGACGAAGGGTGTCAAGATCGGTCAGCAGGACCGACTCGCCTTCGGTCTCGTATACCGCACCAAGATTGGTGACGACGTGGCTGGTCAGGACAAGGGCTACAAGCTCCACGTCCTGTACGGCTGCAAGGCCTCTCCTTCTGAGAAGGGCTACAAGACCGTCAACGACTCTCCTGAGGCGATCTCCTTCTCCTGGGAGCTGTCCACCACGCCGGTCAACGTGTCTGGTGCCAAGCCCACCTCGCTGCTGACTATCTCGTCTCTGGACGTCGACGCCGGTAAGCTGAAGACCCTCGAGGGCAAGCTGTTCGGTTCCGACGCTCAGGGTGGAGGCGGGGCTCTCGAGCCCAAGCTCCTCCTGCCGGACGAGATCAAGGCTCACTTCGCAGGCTGATATACCACACCGGGGGCTCAGAGACCTAGACTCCTGGGCCCTCGGTGCCTGCAATGCTTATAGTTTCTATCCCGGATCTCGACGGGTTCGATGAGGAGACAGGAACCTTTGTCTCCATGCCTGGCGGAATCCTGCACCTGGAGCACAACCTGGTCGCGCTGTCAAAATGGGAGTCAATCACCCATAAACACCTCATTGGTAACGACAAAGTCACCGCTGAGGAGATGGCCCTCTACATCAAGTGCATGATCACTGATGAAGAATACGACCCGTCGCTCCTGGATAGGATTCCCCCATCTGAGGTCGATCGTATTAGCGCCTACATGGCAGACACGATGACCGCAACCACCATCCGTGAGACGGGTGGAGACTCTGGATCTGGCGAATACACATCATCCGAGCTAATCTATTACTGGATGATCGCTTGTCAGATCCCCTTCGAGTGTGAGACCTGGCACATCAACCGACTACTCACACTCATTCGGGTATGCAACCAAAAGAACCAGCCCGATAAGAAGATGTCCCAGTCCGAGATTATGGAACGGAACCGGGAACTCAACAGGGCCAGGCGAGCTAAGCTTGGCTCGAAGGGATAACAATGATCAGTCACGAAGACATTCCCGAGGAGGCGCTTGCTCCGCAGGCCCACATCGGAACTGATCCCATGGAAGACAAGGACATTCACGTGTCCCAGACTACTGAGGTGATGAAGTGAGCGTCGCAGACAACGTACTCGCTCGCGCCGCAGCGAGGATTGGTTACTATGCACCCGATGACCCTCAGCCCGGATCCGAGGCTGGCCGATACTGGGCAGCTCGAACTGGTCAGCAGTGGCTTGCTGGACCGTCCGACTCTGTTTGGTGGTGCATGCTCTTCGTCAGCATGTGTCTGGACGAGTGCGGGCAGATTGACGCTATTGGAGGATTCTCCTTTAACACTGACTACACCGTCAACAAGGTCCGCCAGCACCCTGACGCTTACTTCGTATCGGTTTACGACGCCCGACCGGGCGATGTCGTCATCTACGACTGGGACGGCGGCGGCACGGACCATGTCGGCTTCGTCGAGAAGAACCTTGGCGGAGGCACGCTCCAGACGATTGAGGGGAACACCTCGTCTGGCAGCTATGGCTCTCAGTCTGCTGGGAACGGTGTTTGGAGGCGTGTCCGCAATCAGTCGATCGCTTACGTAATTCGCCCGGCTTATACCGACTCTCCGAGCAACACGGCTCCTGCTGGCCCCGCTGACATCCGCGCTCTGCAGCGTGCAGTCCGGGCTACCCCCGACAACGTCGCCGGTCCGAACACTCGGTCTCGTTGCTATGCTCTTGCCGCGGCTTCCGAATGGGGCGGTAAGACCTTCCCCTTCGGCGTGGCCTTCACGCAGTCCGTGGTTGGCACTGAGCAGGATGGAATCTGGGGTGAGGGCTCTGAGGAGGCACACGACTCTACTGTCGAGGCCGTTCAGGCAGCCGTCGGCGCTGAGGTCGATGGCGTATACGGCGCCGAGACAAACACCAAGGTGAACGCCCTGCTCGATAGGGCCGAACAGCCGTAGGAGGCTCAAAATGGCAGCGCCATACTGTACTTTAACGGGAACTATCCCCGGAGGAGAGAATGGTCGGGCTCTTGTCCGAATCGTTCCTGACGTGAAGGGTGCTACGGCTACCGTTGACGGTGCCGCAGTCTCAATGCGCGAGCACATGGTTCGGACAGACCAGGCTGGCGCTGTCAACATCGAGGTGCTGGCTCCTGGCGCTGGAGTAACCCCATCTGGCGCCTGGACCCACACCATCTACATCGATTCCCCCAAGTTTGACATCGTCAAGCACGTTGCTCTGACTCAGGGTGGAACTATTGACGTAATGTCCGCTGACCCCACATCCGAGATCTCCCCGCTTCCGTTCGGCGGTGGAGGCGGCGGAGGGGCTGGTTCGCCTGGCCCAATCGGCCCTCGAGGACCAAAGGGTGATGCTGGTCCCGCTGGCCCTCCCGGACCTAAGGGCGATGCTGGGGAACGTGGACCTGCCGGACCAGAAGGCCCTCGAGGTCTTCAGGGCCCCCCTGGACCTGCTGGCGGTGGAGCTGGAGGAACTCCTGTCCCTGGTCCCGAAGGACCGAGAGGCCCTGTTGGCCCTCCTGGACCGAAGGGAGATCCGGGAATTCAGGGTCCTCCTGGACCAAAGGGGGATAACGGTCTTCCCGGTCCTACTGGTCCCGCCGGAGCAAATGGTCAACCAGGACCCAAGGGCGAGAACGGTGCGGTAGGTCCTGCTGGCCCCGCTGGACCTCCTGGACCTCCTGGACCTGCCGGAGAGCGTGGCCCCGCTGGTCAGGATGCCGTTACCCCTCAGTTAGACCAATATCTCACCAAGGCTGAGGCAGCTCAGACTTATGGCGAGAAGGCAGATGTCGAGGATGCTCTTCGTCAGACCAACCCGTTTAAGAACGGCGCTCGGTACTACTCGCCAGTGACCTATTACTGGCCTGACTACTACCAGGATGGGAAGCCGGGTCAGTTCTCCAAGTGGGCCCAGACTCTCAAGTTCCGGGACAACCTAGGATATGTCATCCTTAACCGCAATAGCGGAGACTGGGAGGCCCAGGAGGTAGACTTCCAGAAGCAGGGAGAACTTGCTCTAGGTGCTGGTGCTAAGAAGGTACTGTTCTATATCAAGACTCAATACGGTGCAGCGATCAATCCGGATGCCGAGGAGAACCGAGGTATTCCTAACGCGGCTAAGTTCACCAAGGAGTACATCCTTGAGCAGCTGAAGCGCGCTAAGCACTGGTACGGAGATTTGGTTCAGGGCGTCTTCCTTGATGAGGTGATCAACGGCTGGGATGCTAGGAAGGATCGTCTCCCATGGTACAAGGATCTGATCGATACGATTCGCCGTGAGAATGGTATCGACTTCGTGATTGCGATCAACACAGGATCCAACATCTCGCAGGCGGTATGCGACCTCGACTTTGACGTCTGTATGATGTTTGAGGGGACAGCTGCGAAGTTCCTCGAGGAGAATCCGACTTCACCCATTCTTCCAGACCATATGAAGGCCTATCCGTCTACTCGATGGTGGGCAGTGGTGCACTCGGTCACCTCTGAGAACTACCAGAAGGTCTTTGATAAGGCGGACAACCTCGCTATCAGCCACCTCTATGTCACTGATGGCTTCCTCGTTGAGGATCCTCAAAATGGTGGCCAGTGGCACCCGGTCGGCAACCCTTACGAGAACCCTCCGGGCGCCGAGATCCGTGAACTGATTATCCCATGGCTCAAGGGATACCTGAAGCTCAAGCTGAAGGTCGACAATCTCAAGATCCCAGAGGTCCCGAAGATGATCGTCCTCGGACCAGATGACCCAGTGCCAGCAGGGACTCCGTCTGGGACGGTGATCGTTAGGCGGGCCAAGTAATGGCTAGCGTATTCCCAGTAATTGGAGCCTGGTGGGGAGGTAACGGCGCTCGAGTAGGGGACGGCCGACTGATCCGAAAGGGATCCAGCTCCACCCCATTAGAGAGCGCTGCCTATACCGTCGGTGATCGTAAGTGGACGGTCGAGATAACGTATACGGCGGATAGAGATACCCAGCTCGCCATGAGAGCGAACTGGTTCCAGGCAGGTAAGCAGAAGACCGATAAACAGGACTTCATCACCACCTGGAATATCCGGGGCGGTACCAATGCGGCGATCAAGTTCGACTTCGAACTTCCAAATAACGCCTATCCAATGTGGACGCCATCCATTGCGGTTCCGGGTACGGCTCAAGACATTACTATCCATAACTTCAACGTCTATGAGACGCCTAAGCCAGGATTGCATGTCCATTTCACCACTGGTAGCGGATCTGAGGCTAATGGTTTTGGTACTACTTCGCTACGAAGTACCGGTGCTGAGATCGGCGACCTTATAGTTGTATTCTATGCTTCACAGTTTGGAGACACCAAAGCCAGACCTCCTGCTGGCTGGGATTTCCAATACAACCGTGACGCCGGTGGGCGATCTGGGTATGTAGCTGTAAAACGGGCTACAAAAGCTGATCTTGATGGCGACTTCAAGTTCAATAGTGATGTCGCCACCAATGCTAGAGAGAACTTTGTCTTATTCTCGATCGGCGGGGCATCCAAGTATAAGATACATACCTGGCAACCAGGTATTCCCACTCTCGATAAGACCAAGAAAAATCTAGTAGCCGTACAATATCACGCACCATCTTCTCGAGATGAACCAGTATGGTATCCCCCAGGTACCGACCCAATCGCTAGAGGCGGTAAACGTAACCGAGGATCCTCGTGGTCGATGACCATCGGAGCACTGGCTTCGTCAGTGAAGGATTCGTACGGCGCTAAGGCTTATGCCTGGGTAGAACTTGAGGAAGAGAATCCAGAACCTCCAGCCGTAGTCACTCCTGGTATAGAGATTACCGATTCTGGAAATTCCAATCCGGTATTCGTATATTGGAATGGGGAACTGCAGCCGTCTACCATGCGTGCCGTACCAAGAGGATACTCCGATATACACACCATGATGGACACTCGCGGATTCCTGATCGCTCACCGAGGGGGATCAGTTAGCTGGCCTGAGGCATCTATGCGGGCATACACCAATTCCGTGATGTACGGTGCTGGTGCTCTGGAAGTGTCTTGCCAGAAGACGAAGGACGGCGTGTGGTTCCTTAACCATGACCGCACCCTCCAGCGTGTGGATAAGACGGCTCCAGATACCCCCGTCACCGAGATGACCTGGGCGGATATCCAGAAGTACACCACCATTGGCGAGCCCTTCATGACGGTTGAGGAGTACTTCGAAGCATATGGCTCGAGTCACATTACAGTACTCGATCCTAAGTATTCCGCGGTTCAGTGGGAGGAGCTGAAGAAGTTCTTCCCTTCTGATGCCCACGGTCGAATCATCTGGAAGTTCTCCATCGACGCCGGATGGCTGGCTAATCAGTGGAAGACGGATGGTTGGAAGTGCTGGGGATACTCGTATCCAGATCAGGTAACTGATGGCCGGATCAACGAGTGGCACAAGCCATGGGACTACATCGGTATGTCCTTCGACGCCAGCGATGAGGTTTGGAACCGAACCATCGCCCTCGGTAAACCGGTATGGGGTCACATCTGCCCGACAAGGCAGGCATATGATGATGCTCTAGCCAAGGGTGCTGTCGGATGCATGGTCTCAGGAGTAGCCAACATCTACTCTGAATCTCTAGTCTAGGAGAATCATGATTACGATCGAGAGCCAGGGAGACTGGAAACTCACCAGGAATTGGTTTGACAGAATGACGAAGTTAGACCTGGCTCTGATCATGAATCAGTTCGGCAAGGAGGGGGTTTCTGCTCTCAAGGCGGCGACCCCCTCCAGGTCGGGTGAGACGGCAGCTAGCTGGAACTACGAAGTCACTCGAACCGGTAACAACTGGCAGATCACCTGGACAAACTCACATGTAAACAACGGCGTGAACATCGCCGTCATCTTGCAATATGGTCACGGAACCCGTAATGGCGGGTATGTCGTTGGCCGAGACTACATCAACCCCGCTATCAGGCCCGTATTCGACAAGATAGCGAAGAAGGCCTGGAAGGAGGTCACTAAGTAGTGGCAACTATTGACGAGCGGGTAGTCTCGCTCAAGATGAACAACAAGCAGTTCCTGTCCGCAATCAAGGAATCCGCGTCTAGTATGGACCGCCTCAAGGAATCCTTGAAGATGCAGGGTGCTGCAGACGGTCTTTCTCGGATCGGCGAGATAGCTAAGAATACGACTCTAGGCGATCTGGCCACGAAGGCCCTCGACATCGGCAAGAACATGACAGTCATGCAGGGGCTTGCCGTCACCGCATTCGGTGGAATTGGTGTCGCGGCTCTTAATGCTGGTCGAAGCATTGTCTCTGGTTTCATCGGAACCATTAAAGACGGCTTTAATGAGTATGAGCTCAAAATGAGAGCAATTCAGACCATTATGGCCAATACAGTCGAGAAGGGGACTACCCTCGGCGAAGTTAAGACCTCCCTGGCCGAGCTGAACACCTATGCCGATAAGACGGTATATAGTTTCAGCGACATGACTCACGCCATTGGTCTGTTCACCGCGGCTGGTGTCGATCTTCAGACATCCGTGGCATCAATTAAGGGTCTATCCAACCTTGCTGCGGCCTCAGGTTCAACTGCCCAGCAGACAGCTACGGCATACACTCAGCTTTCTCAGGCTATCGCGGCTGGCGCAGTCCACCTTCAGGACTGGAACTCACTGGTCCAGGCAGGTATGGGTGGAGAGTCATTCAGGAATGCCCTTATCGAGACCTCCCGAATGATGGGTACTGGCTACGATGAGGCTATTGCTAAGGACGGTAACTTCCGAGAGTCTCTCAAGGAAGACTGGCTTACTGCCCAGGTCATGACGACCACCCTTACTGCTCTGACGAATGACCTCTCAGAGGCACAGCTTGTGGAGATGGGGTACTCCGAAGAGCAGGCCCACAAGCTCAAGCAGTTCGCCCAGGGTGCCTTCGACGCCGCCACCAAGATTCGAACGTTTAGTCAGCTAGTCGACACCACTAAGGAAGCTATCGGCTCTGGGTGGGCAGAGACATTCGAAATTCTATTCGGTGACTTTGAAGAGGCATCGGTTCTATTTACGTCTATTGGCGACTGGCTCGGTGGCGTTATTAAGGACAGCGCTGACGCGCGAAACGGATTCCTCCAGATGTGGAAAGATCTTGGAGGACGCGCATCCCTTGTTCAGGGTCTGGCCAATATCTTCTGGGCCATCGTCAAAGTTCTCGGACAGATCGGAACCGCCTTCCGACGAGTATTCATGAACGCTAGTGCCGAAGGTCTTGTTCGCATCACCAAGGCGTTTGAGAACTTCACGTCTAAGCTCATCATCACGAACAACTTTGCCGAGAAGCTCGAGTGGACGTTCACAGGGGTCTTCTCGATCTTCCATATCTTCGCCACCATCCTCGGCGAGGTAGCTCAAGTCATCTTCACGGTCGCCTCACACATTATCAGCGCACTATTCCCAGCGTTCACAGGGATCAACTCTGGCGTATTCCAGATTACGAAGGTAATTGGCAAGGCGATCTACTGGTTCGATCAGTGGTTCACCAAGTTGGACCTCGGTGGAAAGCTACTGAAGCTACTTCTTCCACCGATTGATCTCGTTGGTAAGGCTATTAAGTGGGTCGTGGACAAGATCCATGACTTTATTATGTGGCTCGACTTCGGTGGAAAGGTCACTAGCGCTGCCAACGGACTGAAGAGTCTAGCGTCGAAGTTCGGGCTCATCAAGGATGCTCTAAAGAACTCGGTTGTCGGCCAGCAGTTCTCCGCAGCTATGGACTCTATCCACAGCGGAATCGACAAGGCCAAGAATAAGCTTCACGAGTTTGGTCAGACTGTCGGCGACAAGCTGAAGGCGAAACTCACCTCTGGAAAGTCAGCTCTGTCTGACTATTTCAAGGGCTTCGACCTGAGTAACATGACCACTTCTGAGGCGATTGTCTCGAAGCTCGGATCTAAGTTCGATGAACTCGGTAACAAGCTCAGGATTTCCGAGAAGGTTCAGTGGCTCAAGGAGAAACTTGTTGAGCTGAAGGATGCGCTTGTCGATACATGGAATACTATTCAAAATAGTAGTGTTTGGGACCACCTTGGCAAGTCCTTCTCCGACATCGGCGGTAAGGTTAAGGAAGTAGCGGTCTCATTCCGCGACTGGGTTAACGGTCACGGTGAGGTCAAGGCCAAGGCTAAGGAAGCTGCGGGAGCAGTTTCAGAGGTTGGGTCTGCCGCAGCCCAGGCTGCTAAGGAGACAGGTCAGGCCGCTAAGGAGAACTTCCTCAAGAAGTGGTTTGAGGACATTAAGCAGGTCGCTCAAGCCGTACACCTTCCGGAACTCTTCGACACTATCAAGCAGAAGTTCGTCGAGTTCAAGGACTTTGTCGTTAACACCTTCGCCCCCAAGGTGAAGGAGGGCGCAAAGAACGCATTCGGCTCTATCGGTACCGCGATGAGTCAAGCGAACTCCAACCTCAAGTCTTATGATATGGGCAAGATCCTTGTCGGGGCCATTGGCGGTGGAGTACTTATTGCCTTTACTCGATGGATCAACTCCTTTAAGGAGAACTTTGACAAGATCGGAAATGTTGCTGACAAGCTCGGTAACGTCTTCGATAAGCTCGGCGGAGTCCTCGAGGCATTCGAGCAGAAGGTTAAGGCTAAGGCTCTCCTAACGATCGCTATTGCCCTCGGAGTTCTTGCGGGTGCGCTGATCCTGATGTCTCTGGTCCCTGCGCCAAAGCTACTAGTCACTCTTGCGGTCTTGAAGTTCCTATTCAAGATGATGGATGACATGCTTGAGTCCATGACTAAGATGGTGGCCTTCAAGAATGACAGCGTTCGTATTGTGTCTATGCTCATCGCTATGGGCGCAGCCATGATCTTAATGGCGACAGCTGTCAGAATTCTTGCCGGAATGGACCTCAAGGGCGCCGTGGTCGGTCTTGCTGCTATGAAGATCCTGATGATGACCATGCAGGAGTTCATGACCAAGATGGCTGCCACCAAGGGGGTCGAGAAGGGCGCTGGAATTCTTCTTGCTCTTGCTGCATCCTGTGTTATTCTGTCTCTAGCAGTATACACGCTTGGATCCATGAATACCGGTAAGGCTATCCAGGGGGTCGTAACCCTCGCTGCGGTTGTGGCGATTCTGTCTGGGTTCATGATGGTCGTTAGTAAGGATCCCTTCATGGGTAAGGGCGCTGCGATTCTTCTATCGCTGGCTGTCTCTTGTAACATCCTTGTGGCGGCTATCTGGATGCTTGGGACGATGGATACCGGAAAGCTTCTCCAGGGCGTAATTGCCCTTGGCGTTATCATTGCCGAGCTGTCGATTGCAATGGCAATTGCAGGCAGAGCCAATGCTCGAGGCGCCGCTGCAATCATAGCTATGTCTGCCGCTGTTATTGTTCTAACAGGGGCAGTGGCCATCCTTGGGAACATGGATATCATGACACTAGCCAAGGGGCTCATTGCTCTGGCAGCAGGTCTGGCGATTCTGGCAATCTCAATGGCGGCAGCAGACGCCTTCAAGGAAGGTGGAATTGCTCTAGGGATCGCCTCTATAGCATTCCTGGCCCTAGCCTCCGCAATGAAGACTCTGTCCGGTATCACCTGGACACAGCTCGCGATTGGTCTTATTGCTCTCGCGGGCGGTATGCTGATCCTGGTTGCTGCGGCAGCTGGTGCGCAGTACTTCGCGGTAGGTATGATCATCCTTACTGCTGCCCTACTTGCACTAGGACTAGCCCTACTCCCGATCTCGATCGGTATGGCTGCCTTTGCGGCGGTCCTAGGTATCTGTGCTACAACTGGCGCAGCAGCGTTCTTAGTTCTTACCGAGGGATTGAAGCAGCTAGCAGCGATTCTACCTCAGGTAGCTATTGATTTCGCCAACGCTATTGCCAACTTCATCATTACCCTCGGATCAAAGGCTCCTGAGCTTGCTGTTGCTATGGCAGCATTGCTAGGAGCGATCATCTATGCCATCAATGTCAATATTCCCGGCATTGTGGCATCGCTGTTCATCCTGATCCAGGCTATGCTGACCGAGCTGGCTAACCACGCCTACGAGTTCGGCGAAAAGGGTGCCACAATTCTGGCAAACTTCCTGAATGGAATTGCTGACAATATTGGTAAGGTCATTGACGCTGCCACAAATGTCATCCTGAACTTCCTTGATGGAATTGCCAGGAATGGTCCGAAGATCATCGATAAGGGCATGTGGACAGTACTCAAGCTTCTTGAGGGCGTCCGAGACGCCATCAACAAGTACTCCCATCGATTCAACAAGGTTGGTCGAGAGATTGCTTGGGCTATTGTCGATGGTATGACGGATGGTCTCGCATCCAAGGCCTGGAGCTTTGGTGAGTCTATGGTCTCTGTCGCTAAGAAGGGCTACAACAAGGTCAAGAACTTCTTCGGTATTCACTCGCCTTCTCGACTGATGAAGGAGCTCGGTGGATACGTCGGAGAGGGTCTCGCCATCGGTATCGAGAACACTGGCGAGCGTGTCGCTAAGGCTGGAGACAACATGTCCTCTGCTGCTTACGATGCCATGTCTCGAGCTCTCGACGGAGTCAACGAACTCATTGAGGATGACCCGTCCTTCAAGCCGGAAATCAAGCCTATTCTTGATCTCACTGAGATGCAGAAGCAGGCTAAGGGAATCAACAACTTCCTTCCCGCCATCGGAGTCACGGCTCAGGCGGCTAACGCCGCTCGACCTCCCGCTCCGATCGCAGTTGACAATTCTGACAAGAATAGTCAAAATGGTGTTACAAACATCACATTCAACCAGACCAACAACTCGCCTGAGGCGCTGGATGCGGCGACTATCTATCGCCAGACCCACACTCAGCTTGCTATGGCAAAGGACAAGTTGACACTATGATCTCAGAGATCTCGTCCACGACCAAGTCGGGGGATCGACTTGCAATCGATATCACAGACCCCTACTCGTCGGGGGTCGCGATCAAGGAGATTACTGGTCTGGGGCCAGTAAAGGCAGACATCAGCACTGACCGATATGCCTTGCTGGACGGAGCGTTCCTCAAGGGGGTCAGGGTTGGTACTCGTACTGTGGTACTGACTCTGATCCCCTGGGGGACCGACATTCAGGAACTCCGACTCAAGTGCTACTCATATTTTGGAGTCGGAGAGACCATCACTCTCGGTGTGACTACTGACTGGCTCAACGTGCACTCAGACTTCATCGTCGAGTCCGTCGAGCCGAACATCTTCTCTGAGAGGCAGGAGATCCAGGTCTCCCTTCTCGGGCTGGACCCGTACTGGAAGTCTTCCGCTACTCAGATCCAGAAGGTCGTGGGCTTCAACGACAACACGCCTTCCTTCGAGTTCCCATTCTTCTCCGAGCCGAATCACAAGCTCAAGTTCGGCGACATGACCAACTCTTCTGGTAAGGACATCCGGTACCTTGGTGACTACCCGGCTGGTGCAACTATCACCGTCGAGTTCTCCGGTACTGTAAGCAACCTCATCGTCTCGAATGTAACCTACAACGAGACTATGTCCATCTCTCGAGCTGGAAACTTCTACCAAGGCGAGAGTATCATCATCGACACTCGACCGGGTAAGAAGTCCATCACTCACCAAGCCCGAGGTAGGAAGTCCTTCATTACTGGTGTTCTGGCTCCGGGGAGTACCTGGATTCAGATGCACCCAGGCATCAACACAATCGCCCTGCAGTATGCTGGGGGCGTTGACGACGTTAGCGTCTCTATGGAATACGACACTCTCTACAGGGGGATTTGATGCAGCTGTTCTTCGCGTTCCTCCATAACTACGAAACTCTTATTGAAGTTCCGAATAACTTCTACTCGCTGAATTGGACTGAGCGCGCCTATGACTATGGTCAGTTCGAGCTCCAGCTCTACTCGGATCAGCCCGGGTATGAGTATAGTCTTGGAAATCTGTTCATCCGGGACGACACGGATACCGTTATGGTCATTGAGACCGCTACGGTGAAGCAGGAGGATGACGGTGTCTACCTCCACAAGTATACTGGGCGATCTCTTGAGTCGATGATGGAGTGGCGAATCCTTCCGCATAGGCGATGGATCGAGCCGGATGCCAATGGTCAGTTCAATGCCCAGGCTATGGCTGAGGATGTTGCTCACAGCAACCTCGGTAAAGACGCAAAGCCTGAGCGACGGATTGACAACTTCAACTTCCACAGAAATACCCGTGTGTCTCAGATGGCCTATGTCAATGACACCGGGCAGAAGATCCAGGACGGTAAGTGGATCATCTACGACCGTGCGCCAATCGCGGACATGTTCAAGAATGTCATCTCCGCATGTAAGCCAAACGGGTACTCGCTCTTCTATAAGATCAAGCTCGAGAACGGTGGCATCCATTGTTACATCACTGCTCCTCGGCTGATCAACACGATCACTCTCGCACAGGAGAACGACAACTTCTCGGACTTCGAGTCAGTTGATTCAATCGTTGATAAGAAGAGTACGATCTACGAGATCTTTGATACTGGTGACGTAGACCTAGACTGGGTTGCTGATGGAACTACGCATACCCGGGCGCATACCCTTCGATCCGAGAACCCGATCACTCGGCGAGAGGTCTTGTGGGACAATACTCAGGTCCACAAGCCATATTCTGTCAAGGATTGGAAGGCGCTTACACCCCTTCAGAAGAAGCACATCTCCTCCCTGACTGAGGTGTGGTATCCCTTCTGGGTTCTGGACGCCATGTTCCCGAAGTATACCCCACTGAAGATGATCTCTGGAAAGATCAATAACTTCTCGAATGTCCAGTACCGCAATGGCTTTGACGTAGGCGATATTTTCTACTACGTCCCGTCCGGAAGCAACCCAGTTCCAATCGAGTGCCAGCTTACCGAGATGACCGAGTCCTGGTCGGCTGACGGGTTCTCTCAGGTTCCTTCCATCTCCATGTCGTCTCGTACCAAGTGGAATGGTGACGGCTTCCGTATCGACTTCACTCGCAATGGACCCGGTGAGGTCATCGTTCCTCGAGAAAGGGATTAGCATATGGCCATTACTAGTGGTTTCTATAACTCCGTGAATGGCGACCGGACATACGACGCTGACCAGTTCGGCTCGCTGTTCGACGGCATTATTGCCCCGGGGGTATTTCCGAACGTTGGGGACAAGTTCCGTGTTCGACCTACCAATAACGGAATGTCCGTCTACGTCGGCTCCGGCAAGGCGTGGCTGAACAACCGATGGGTTGAGAACTCGGGTGACGAGACGGTTACTCTGACTGGTTCTCACGCAACTCTGGACCGTATTGACCTCGTGTGTGTCGAGGTTGACCGATCCAAGGCCATCCGTGGCGCGAAGATCAAGGTGGTCCAGGGTACTCCTGCTGTTACGCCAACCGTCCCCTCGGTGGACGACAATGGTGATCGACAGACCTTCGCTCTGGCGCAGATCAAGATCATCAAGAATTCTCGACAGATCACGGCCGAGAACATCATCGGTCTTGTCGGTAGTGCCCGTACTCCTTACGTGAGCGGGCCTCTGCAGAACATCAACCTGGATGCTCTCCAGGCCAAGCTGCAGGGCGAGTTCAACACCTGGTTCGAGTCCGTCCGAGATGCCCTGGCTAATGCCGGTGGGAATACTTCGACTGATGTTGCAAACCTGAAGGTGAGTGACCGAAACCAGAACGAGCGACTCCAGGCTGTTGAGGGTCGTATCTCTGGTACCGAGCTCAACATCACCAAGATCAACGAGAAGTTCAGTAACTCGGGCTCTGTCTATGGGATGCTGAACGACTCGAACGTTGGTGTGCACAACTCCATCTACCGAGGCGCATCGCTGGGAAGCAACGTCACTCCATATCTCCAGGCTATCCGAAGTGGTTCATTCTCCGGGCTCTATCTTGGGGACTACTGGACCTACTCCGGTATAACCTGGCGCATCGTGGCATTCAACTACTTCATCAACATCGGTGAGCCCCCGTTCCGACAGAATCATATTGTGGTCGTCCCAGACGCATCCCTCTTCCGAGACGCATGGTCTACCACGATTCCGGACCAGCGCTCGTATGTGGACTCTACCCTGAACCAGTCTACCATGACGAAGGCTAGCCGCATGGCTGAGTCTCTGTTCAACCGGTCCAACATGGTCGGCGTATGGACTCGAGTGGCTACAGGGTACGACGGGAACGGTGCAGTCAGGGATTGGCGCTGGTACAACCCACACATCAACATCATGGATGAGGCCATGCTCTGGGGTTCATCCATCTTCGACGACTCACTGTCACGTGGTATTCACCACAATCAGTTCCCAGCCTTCCGGCTAAACCCCGCCCTTGTTAACATCGAGGAGGAATACTGGCTTCGTGAGCGCGCCTCGGCTCAGACTGCGGTTTATATGAAGTCCACCGGCCAGTTCTCCCACGCCCCGCTGAACTACTCCTTCGGGGTCCGTCCCTATCTAGCGATCGGTTAACATGCAGCACTTCGGATTCAACCCACTGCTTGATATCGTTCTTGCGATATTCTTGTCAGTACTAGGATCTTCCGGGATGTGGGCTTGGATCATGAAGCGTAGTGAGCGGAAGTCCGCCACATCAAGGCTTCTGCTCGGAATGGCCCATGACCGGATTGTATATGTCGGGAAGACCTATCTTCATCGAGGATTTCTCACCCTCGACGAGTATGAGGACTTCATGAAGTATCTTGTAGAGCCCTATTCTGAGTTCGGGGGGAATGGGCTTGCCGAGAAGATAGTGAATGAGGTCAAGAATCTTCCCGTAGTCCCCACCCCTAGACCCCCGGCGAAGAGGAAAACCAATGGCTAAGCACCTTCAGGAGAGCAAGTTGAACAACAAGTCCTACGACATCCTCAAGTGGGTTGCGCTGGTCGCCCTTCCGGCTACTTCCGCGCTCTACCTCACGCTGGCGGCTCTGTGGCACCTGCCTCACCCGACTGAGGTTGCGGGAACTATCGCTGCGATCGACACCTTCCTGGGTGTGCTTCTAGGCGTGAGCTCCAACAAGTACCAGGGTACCCAGCCCTCCGGCGCCCTCCATGTGTCTGAGGACCAGGGGATCCACGCCACCTTCGACCAGGGCGTCGCCGAGATGCTCCGAAACGGGAAGGTGACGCTGGACGTCAAGCAGGTCTAAGCGAGAAAAACCTGCGGTATAATGAACCCCTAGAAAGGAGCCCATCCATGAAGAACCCTGACCCCATTCAGCAGACGATTGAAGCTGCTCTGAAGGAGGCCGAGCTTCACGATCCCTCTAGTGATGACTACACCACAATTGCTCGAAATGTCGAGACTCTTGCGAAAGCCAAAGCCCTTGGCGAGAGCAAGAAGCTCAGCAAAGACGCAATTCTCGGTGCAGTCACCTCGCTGGCAGGTATCGTAGCCGTCCTCCAGTACGAGCGACTCGCAGTCGTCAGCTCGAAGGCGTTTGGTTTGATCATGAAGGTTAAACCCTTCTGAGATTCGTCAGGCCCCCTGTGCTATACGCATGGGGGGCTTGGCTTATCTTTTTTTGCCCGCGAGGAAAACTCAGAGTATATTGAAGACCCTACTCTGAAAGGAACCTCCCATGCTCTACATCATCCTCAGTGCTATCACCATTGCTAGCGTTGCGTATGCTGTACTTCTCCACATCAAGAACCGTCGCCTCACCAAGCAACTCAAGTATGTTGTTCTGATGGGCACGACTCTCGAGGAGATGTACTCCGCATACTACTACGCAGCGAAGGAGCACATGGACCCGATTGAGTTTGAGAAGCTTTATGAGAAGCTGTGCTCTCACTGATAGTTCTATACCCCTACATGGGGTATAGGCTTTCGCGTAGAAAACGGACTCTATATTGAAACCCGTCATAGAAAGGACACTCTCATGAACCTCTCTCCCGCCGCTGCACAGGCCGCCCTCGACTACGCCGAGGAGCTTGCTGCTACTGGACTGAGCTCTGAGCAGTACGACCACTACTACCTCTGACACAGTTCTAGATCCCGCCATGGGATCTAGGCTTATCTTTTTTACCTAATCACATCAGTAACAGGCGTCGCAGAAATAACACACCGTATATTGAAGACCCTTAGAAAGGAACCACAATGACCACCCTCCTCGCTCTTGTCATCGCCCCCTTCGTCGTCATCGGCACCCTGCTGATTGTCGCCGAGATGGTTGGCAAGAAGAAGACCTGGAACTTCTGATCCTACCACCTTCCAGCCAAAGATCCCGCCATGGGATCTAGGCTTTCTTTTTTTTCGCAAGGATAACTTGGTGTATATTGAAGATCCTACGAAAGGAAAGACCATGCTCTACATCGCTCTTTGCATTGTTACCATCCTCACCATCTTCTTCGCTGTTTCTCACGAAGAGCAGAAGCACACCGCCTACACCCTCCAGGCTCGTGTGTGGAAGCTCGAGAACGAGAACGCGAAGTTGCGTGCTGAGACGATGACTGATGATGAATGGAATGCGATGGTGGAAAAGGCTCTTGCCAATATCCACTGATCATTCACCTATGCCCCGACTTGGGGTATAGGCTTTCCGCGAGAAAAACCATGCCTTATATGAGACCCCTCTATTTGAAAGGAAACCCTCATGACTGAGACCACCGACACCTCCTTTGAGACCAACGAGAAGATCGTCGAGTTCAAGTTCAACAAGGACGCTGTCCTGCCCGCTATCAAGCGCAACTCCAAGAAGTTGATTGCTGGCGCCGCTGTATTCGCAGCCGGTACCGCTCTCACCCTCATGGCGTTCCGCTCGGTTCCGGACACGGACGAGCCCGAAGAGCTTGAGCACGATGACCTCGATGAGCTCGACGAGATCGAAGCCTCTGAAGAGACCGACTGAGACCTCATCCTATATCCCGACCTGGGATATAGGCTTTTCTAAGGAGCGTATATGGAATTCGGACAATGGCTTGGTATCTACGGACTGCTCCTGCTTATCTGGCTCGAGCTTCGGGATATTCGGAAAAAGATGAAATAACCCGCGAGAAAAACCGGTCCTATATTGAAACCCCTCCGTTTGAAAGGACCACTCATGACCCGCATCATCGTTTCTGTCATCAAGAGCGCTGTTTTCATTCTCGGAATTGTTCTCGCATCCTGCTTTATTGGCAGGGGTGCGAACTCCCGGATGAAGCACGTTGTTGGTGTTCAGCAGCGTTTCATCGCGCGCCGTGATCGTAAGATCAACCGCTGGTAATTCAGCACTATACCCCGACCTGGGGTATAGGCTTTCCTCGAGAAAGGAGCACACATGTTCGAGGAACCACCGATCTACTACATCCTCATCAGCCTCATCTTCCTGATCGTATTCGGAGCCATCAGCTTTGCCACCTGGATGGTTTGGCTGACGGCTATCTCTTTCTTTGCCAAGCTTGTGGTGACCGCGATCGGTTTCCTGCTGGCAGCCATGACAGTCATCCTCTACACGATCTCGGCGGATTGATATGTTAGTCGTACTACTTGGTCCGAGCTGTTCAGGTAAGTCCACATTCCAGAAGGAGCTGGTTGAGAATGAGGGGTACCATGCAGTCCGCACTGCAACTACCCGACCTAAGCGTATGGGAGAGGACCTATCTTCCTACTACTTCCTCAAAGATCAAAGCTTTGCTGAATGGGAAGTACGGGGTGACCTCCTTTGTGTCGAGACCTTCCGAGGTTGGCGATATGGCGTCCCTCGAGAAGAACTCGTTCGCAGTGCATCCCGCACTAACCGAGTTGTCATCCTCACACCCGGAGGAGTTATGGAGCTCCTGGCGAAGCACGCAGACATCGTCGTCGGAGACGCTCTGTCCGTACTCTACCTCGGTGTTGATGGAACGACCGGAGAGGCTCGCGCATATTCACGAGGAGACGACCGACGGGAGTATCTGCGCCGAATGGCTGCCGACTCCATCGATTTCCGGCACTACCCTCGGGAGAATGGTGTTTGGGAGTTTACGCCAGATTATATCCTGGATTGCATCAACAATCCGCAGAACTACAAACTGAAGCCACGTCTCAAGCGAGTTGAAAGGAAGCACAAGTGAGCATCATCTGGTGGACCCTGTATCTTATCGGGGCGATTTCTATCATCATCCTCTGGGTCAACATCATGACCCTCATTATCCGGGTCTTCACCTACATCTTCAAGTCGGAGTGGTGTAAGGTCAAGGTTATTCAGGGGCCTCCTGGACCTAAGGGTGAGCCGGGAGAACGAGGTCCTCGTGGGTATGACGGAGAGCAGGGCCCTCGAGGGGACTTCGTCATCACATCCGATCTTAGACGAGAGATCGACCGAACTATCAAGCAGCAGGGGGTTCTGACTCGTAAGGACATTGAGTCTCTCATCCGCATGGAGGTTGCGGCGCATCTCAGCAAGCTCGAGATCTCTCGTACGTCATATCCCGGGCTCGGTAAGGAAGAGACCAAGATTCAGATGAAGGATGACAAGTGATCAATGCGAACGGTGTTACGCAATTCTTCAAGGCAAACGCTCCGGCTATTCTCACGGCCTCGGCATGCGTCGGGACCGTTGCTACGGCCGTACTCACAGCGAAGTCTACTACGCTCGCAGTCGAGAAGATCGCAGACTACTGTGAAGCCAATCTTCGCTCACCCGAGGACCTCTCTTGGAAGGAGAAGTTCGCAGTATCATATCGAGTATATATTCCCCCGGCCATCGCAGGCGTATGCACTCTGGTATCGATCATCGCGGCGAATCGTATTCAGTACTCTCGAGGAGCGGCATTCGCACTGGCTTACACAGGTTCGGAGGCGGCGTTTAAGCGATATCGCGAAGCGATGGCGGACGTGGTTAAGCCGAAGGACCTGGAGAAGGTTAAGGCCCGCGTTGCAGAGAAATCGGTATCGGCAGCTGGTGAACCACGTCCCGGGACTGTTCTTGTGGCCGGGGGAGGGGACGTTCTCTGCTATGACATCTTCTCGGGCCGGTATTTCAAGTCCGACATTGAAACAATTCGTCGAGTCGAGAACAACATCAATGGACAACTCAATCTCGAGTGTTATGCCTCTCTCAATGAGTTCTACAACGGCCTCGGGATTCCTCCCATCGCGGCTGGGGAGTTGGTAGGATGGTCCGAACCGAACTCCCTCTCCGTCGAGTTTGGTTCTCAGCTCACTGAAAAGGGTGAACCAGTACTTACGGTCGACTTTCTAGTCGCACCCAAGGAAAACTACTTCAAGATCAACTGAAAGGAAACCATCAATGTTCTCTCACATCATCCGCGTCAAGGGTATCTTCGACGACGAGCCCACCACCAAGAAGCTCTACTTCCACATGTCTCGCCGTGAGATGTTCGACTTCATCAAGCGGTATGACAATGTGACCAACTTCGAGAAGTGGCTCCAGGCCGCTATCGACAACGAGGACCTGTACACCATGATGAAGTTCTTCGACGACCTCATCGGTACCTCGTATGGTGAGCGCCAGGGCGAGCGCTTCGTCAAGTCCGAGCAGATCAAGGAGTCCTTCCTCAACTCGCCTGAGTACGAGGAGCTCTTCGACCAGCTCATGGACAATCCGTCTCTCGTCCGTGAGTTCTACAACGGTATCCTTCCTGAGAAGATCATGAAGCAGGTTCAGCAGGATCCCAAGTACAAGGAGCTCGACTCCAAGCTGAAGGAGACGGAGCTCAAGAACCTCTGATCCATGTTTGGGGGCCCTGGAGAAATCTGGGGCCCCCACCGCCTTGAAAGGAGCCACCTTGGCTAACGCACCAATCCGTCCGAACCTCCCATCCAACAGCAAGCTCCCAGAGCGCAAGAAGGTTGAGCAGGTCACCACTGCCACCGTTACAAAGAAGAAGGCTAACTTTGGGACGAAGGCGATTTCAGCTTTCGTCGGAGAGGATATCCACAATGTCGGCGAGTATCTACTTTACGATGTTACGATCCCTGCTATCAAGAACACACTCTCGGATCTGGTCAGTCAGGGCATCGAACGTCTCCTCTTCGGAGAGTCTTCTCCTAGAGCTCGCAGCTCGTCCGGGGGGTCCCGTGTCTCATACGGATCATATTCTCGACCGGGCTCAGCACCAGGCAATAAGCGAGACGCTTCTCCTCGTTCACGTCGATACCATGATTTCTCAGAGATCGAGCTCGAGTCCCGAGATGAAGCTTATCTCGTTATCGACCGACTCGGAGACATCATCGAGGAGTACGGTCTTGCCACCGTCGCCGACCTCTACGATCTCTGCGGTATCACTACCGAATACACTGACGAGAACTGGGGCTGGACTTCGGCCCGGTACATGTCGGTGATCCGTAGCCGTCGTGGCTACATGCTTCAGCTCCCGAAACCTGACCACATCAATGCACGATGAATCCTCAGCAAGTGCGGCTTGAGCTTATCGCCGCCTATCCATTCTCAGACAAGTGGCGTCGCCGTGTTGAACGCATGGAAGACGACCAGGCAATTGCAATCTACCTTCGACTCAAGAAAGCAGGACGTATCAAATGAATCTCGGAATCGTTACCCGTCTCGCTGGACGTGCTGGACTGGTTCTCAGCAAGCACGCCCCAACCATCCTGACTGCAGCCGGTACCGTTGGGTTTATCGGTACCACTGTTCTCGCCTCCAAGGCAACCCTCAAGGTTGAGGAGACTCTGGCTGAGGAGACTGCCCTTCTCGTCAAGGTCCACGAGGCCCACGAGGACGGCAAGCTCACCGACAAGGACGCCACTCGGGACAAGGTGATCCTCTACACCCGAATGAGTACCAAGCTGGCGAAGCTTTATGCCCCCGCCCTGATTCTTGGGGCGGCCTCTATCGCCTCTCTGATTACTGGGCACGGCATCATGCTTAAGCGGAACGCCTCTCTGGCTGCCGCCTACGCTGCTGTCGACCAGGCCTTCAAGACCTACAAGAAGAAGGTCGAGTCCAAGTTTGGTAAGGACGCGGTGCTGGACGCTATCGTGTCTGTCGCTGACGAGGACCTCACTAAGGACGAGATGACTCTCGAGGCCATCTCTGCTGTCGACGGAGTCTCGCCCTATGGTGTTATCTTCGATGACGAGAACATCAACTGGTCTGCTGATGAGGACCTTGCCATGCTCCACCTCAAGTGCCAGCAGCAGTACGCGAATGATATTCTACAGACTCGTGGGCACATCTTCCTCAACGAGGTGTACAAGATGTTGGGCTTTCCCCACACTCCTGCCGGGGCTGTGACCGGCTGGGTCAAGGGTAATGGCGATGACTTCGTCGACTTCAACATCTTCGAGGGCACCTTTGAGGGTGAGGACAAGAACGGTCGTACTGTCACCAAGTGGGCGCTGGACTTCAACGTCGACGGCGTGATGTACGACAAGATCTGAGGTGCCATGTTTGAGAAGATCGCATATTTCGCAGCCGGAGCTGTCACAGGCGGCCTTGGCGTATATTTCGTTCTTGCTCGCAAGTTCGAGCAGGACTTCCAGGAAGCCACAATCGAGATCAACAAGGAGCTTGCAGAAATTGCTGAAGCGAAGCACAAAGAGCGAGTGGGAGATGGCTCTGATTCAGAGGATCGCGAACCCGATCCTGAGCCGGTGGTACCGAGCGCTGTTGTGGACTACTCTCCGACTCCTGTGGAAGATTCCGACCAGGAGGAAGTAACCAAGCGTACGATGGATCGACAGCACTTCGAGGCCTACCAGATCACCGAAGACGAGTATCGGGCTAAGGGTCATCAGGAGCATGTCGAGCTTACGTACTATATGGAGGACGACGTATTCGCTGATAACCGGGGCGTTCCTATGCAGGACACGTCCTGGTTCGACAACATCATCAGCGGAATCTCTGCCTCCGATTCTATCATTTATGTCCGAAGCATGAGCCGCCACGCGGACTTCGAGATTACTATTCTCGACGATTCCTACGAGCACTCGGTTCTCGGGGTTGAGTATTACGAGGACGAGTAATGATCGAGGCGGCACCGGATAACTCATATTTCGAGTGGCTTGTGGATCGAACCGGGGATACTCGCATGGCCGAGTGCCCCGAGGAGTCATATTTGAGTCTACTCGAGATCATGCACCAGACGCCGTTCCGGGTGACGATCCAGAACGACATCAACCGTGCACAGGATGGTATTGACCTTCGTAGGGCATTCACTCGGGAGAACCCGGATGTGTCTTACGTCTGGCTTAACGAGCAGTCTTGCTCCATGCTTGAGATGTTCATCGCTTTGGCCGAGCGTATGGACATGATGCTCGAGGATGACGATACACCATATTCTCTGGAATGGTACTTCTGGGAGATGGTGAAGAACTGTGGTCTCTACGACTATAACGATGAGACCCTGTTCAACCCCCGCCATGAGGAAGAAGTCGACTCTATCCTCGAGCGGATTAACTCAAGGGATTACACGAAGCTGGGACACGGATCCATGTTCCCTCTTCGCGCGATCCCGCTACATGGCGCACGTGATATGCGCAAGGCGGAACTCTGGGCCCAGATGAACGCCTACGCAAACGAACATTACTTGTAAAGGAGACTCATGGATTTCTACCGAATCTGCGAGCGTACCACAAAGAGTGGAAAGGTGGAAATCTACCCTGAGTTCCTCGTCGGTAGGTCGAGGGATATTCTCATTCAGGGACGAGACTTCCAGGCCATCTGGGATGAGGAGAAGGGGCTCTGGTCTACAGACGAGTTTGACGTCGCTACGTTTGTAGACCGGTCCCTCTTCGAGCACCAGAAGAA